TATTTAACTTGGGTAATGCCATTATATTTTCTCTCTAATAATAATATGTTATAAAAATTTTCTAATCAACTCACCAGCTAGACCTTGTATAAAGTCGCTGCCTTTGTTGTCACCGTCTTTGGACTTCCAATTCTTGTACGATAGTTGTACCGTAACCTCAAGTAACTGTCCGTCATCACTCAACTCAATTGCACTCAATGATGTTGGGTATGCTTTATCTAGGACTAAAGTATAAGTGATATCATCACCGAATACCAAATTTAAATCTAACTCGCCTTGTGCAAGGTCGATTGGCCCTAGTCTTGGTAATCTTCCACGTATAGAGGAAGGTATCTTTCCAGAATCAAATAACTTTTTCTTTTTGATTGGGAAAGATGCACTCTTCTTAATATGTTGAATAATCACTGGATGGGTGTACTCGTTAAAGTAACCAATCTCTTGGGTCTCTTGATTGACCGCAAGGTTCTGCCATGTCTCGAAGTACTGTCTGACTTCCATATCATTAAGACAATGAAAGGTCAGTGTTACATCTTCAACTGCATAACCGTATGCCATCTTGGTAGTGTGAAGACCCATCGTTTTTTCGTTTGATAGGATTTGTCTGCCTGGCAGAGATGTTGCTTTACACAACAGGTTTAACGCTCTTGCGTCACCCCTAATAGGTGGTAGGAAAATCTTATATAGATTCCCCATCGCTATACCACCGCCTTGACCTACCTGTGACTTGAAGTCATCGATTGCGAATCCCATTAACTTTTACCTATCTTTTGTCTTGAATCGTAGTACACCTTCTGAGAGTTTGCCTTACGGAACTGTGCGGTTGGTAAGAATGTTGCAATCTCCCACTCAGGTTGTGGTACTTCCGCAAACTTACTCTTGACGTGTGCTGTCAAGTAATGTTTGAAACACGGTTCGTAGTATCGCAACTTCGCAATACTCTGTAATTTCTTATAGTTGATAGCAAACTTTGCATCGTCAGTCTTGTTACTAGCCGAAGTCTCCATCAACGCATCCAACATCTTTGCACGAAGGATAGGTGGAAGGTAGTGAAGGTTCAATCCATAGAACCCACCCTTTGCAGGGCCAACAACAATAACCAAGGGGAACAAATCGTAATACGGAAGTGTGTCCTTAGTCTTGGGGTCATAGAAGAACATCTGCATTGTTCCCACAACACCACTCTTCGCACGACTCTTTATCTGTTCCTCTTTCATCAATGCTTCACGATTGATGGAACGCATATTAGATGCTTTCTTTTGGAACCACGCACGACTTTCCTTGGTGCGGGGGGTTACTCCTGCACGGAATGCTTGTAACTCTAATTTATTAAATATATTTGACATACTTCTATTTATACCAATTCATCTTGTCTTTTTTATAATTATCAATAAAATCATAATATCGGTCAACATCGGATGATGTTATGATTGGTGGGTTGCCGTTATAGACCTCACGCAAATCAGTGTACCCGTGTTGTTTGTACCAACCCATATGCCAACCACTCTGACTCTCTGGTCTATTTAGTTCTATTACTCGGTTGTTTTGGAATTTTGCCGCCCATTCAACCATGTCAATATAATCATAGTCTCCACTTGGATGCACCCATACTAGACTCTTTGTCTCCACGGCTCTGTCTTTTAGAATTTCTTTTGTAGTGCCTTCGACATCAATCAGACCATACTTTTCCTTGATTGAGAGAGCTTCCCACTGACTATAACCTTCAAACGCAAATTCGCCATTGTGGTCTGCAAATCTCATAAACGCTTTATCATAATGACTCATTTCTCTGTAAGTGTACCCATACTTAGCGGGGTCACGTTCTATTTCTGACACTGCATCGATACCATTAGTAACGTGTTGTGAGATATACAATGGATGCATTGTAATCTGATTCTGCCAGTACTTATTCAACCATCTCTCGGTATCATCTAAAGACTCAAACGTCTCATGTGGCAATCCCGCAATCATCGATATCGTACACGTGTAATGATTGCCCGGCAGAACGTTACTTCGAAAGTATTCCTCTCCCTGTAGAAGTCCTTCTTGTAATTGTAACGGGGAGAAACCTTTGTGAATAGACTTACCAGCTGCATGGTTGAATGTCTCTAGACCCATAGAGTGACTTGTGAATCCCATGTCAATCATATTATCCCAGTCTTGTTGTTTTCGTCTTACGAACAAGTCTCCTCGAATAAACCCATGGAACTGTGGTTGGAAGGGTAAGGTTCTTACCGCATCCGCAAACTTTGATATGTAACCAGAACTTGCATTGGCTGTTTCGTCAGCTAGACAATAGTGAGTCACGCCCCACTTCTCATAGTTCTCTACGAGTTCTTCTTTGAAGTTACCGACCTCTCTACTATTGTCACCCTTAACACCCAATGGTGCATAGTCACAGAAGGTACATTTAAAGATACATCCTCTTGACAACTCCATAGTTAAGACTTCATGACTCTTTATAAAGTCTCGTTCTTCATATGAGGTTTTTGGATTCTTATGAGGGTATGCTGGATAGTCTTTGAAACAATCAATTATATTAAACTTGACCCCATGCATATCAATAAGGTCGAGTGGATTAGTCATCACCTTTACAATAGGTTCAGGACTTCTACCGACAAAGTACTCACATAGGGCAGTTATTGCGTGTTCACCGTTACCTATAGAATAGTAATCCATATGTCTATGACGTACAACATTCACTAGTTTATTGGCACCGACAACAGTCTTAATCCACGGATACTTTTCTTTTACGTATTTTGCTATCGCATTGTGTTTTGTAACAATGGTCAACTCACTGAAAGGTGAATAAGTAAAGAAGACACTAAACCCTATCCACTTGGTACTACTAGAAACCCGACTATCAACAAAGTCTTTTAGTTCTTCGATAGTCCACGCATCTACGAAGTCTAAAACTTCGATGTCCCACTCACCAGTCTCCCTCATATGTGAGGCAATTCTATGTGCCCCTGTTCCCCTTACGGGTACTTCTGTAATATGATAATCTTCGGGATACGAAAAACTAGCCCCAGTCAAAATTAAAGCATGGTTCATTTCTTACGTTTTTTCCTAAAAGGTCTTAATGTTTTGCCTAATGGTTTCAGGGGTTTTGTTGATTTGGGAATAAGACTCTTCAGGGGTTCGTTCTTCTCTGTCCATATGACGAACTTCCATCCTCGGTCTTGTGCGTACACATTTGCAGCTTCCCACTTATTTATATTCTTAACATAGGTCATACTTTCCGATATGAATCTTCTAGTCCTACGGTCACCAGCTGGTATCCTAGTTTCCTTCTCAGGTTTAATCTCGACCAAGTACGTTCTACCATCCTTATAAGATAACTTTAAATCCATAAAATATCTATGATAACGCTTGTCTACTTCATATAAGTATGGTATAATGACTTCTTCGGAAGACCACTTTGCCAAATCTGGATTATCATCCGCCCAACGAAATGCGTGTTTCTCCCACAGAGAACGATAGGTAACCTTAGTGTGGTCGCCTTCATATTTCTCTGGATTTTTTACCTTGTATCTGCCCGAATATGCCATAAAAACCTTATAAATAAAAGAAAACCATAGATGTATTTATAGGACAGGTAAGCATGGCTACGGCACCAATAACAGAAGACCAGACAATCGCATTGCGACAGATAGCAGAAAACAAGAATGCTGTAGCAGAAGGCCGAGAACCACGCAAAATCGTTGGCGGACAAGATACTCAGGCAGTAAAAGAAAATTTAAAGTTAAAAGACCTTGAGTATCCATTGAATAATGCCGATGACTATAAAGGTAGACTCATCTTTAATGTGATGGAAGAAGCGGAGACTGATATTGGTAACGCACTTTCTACCGTTGTTGAACTTGGTACAACTGCGGTAACAGCCATTGCATCATCTATTGGTACAGATAACCCCGAAGAAATACAAACAGGAAATACTGCGTTCAAGGGTGAGGATTCAAAAACACAACCAGTAACTAAACCTAAAGGATTGTCGGCTGTTGGTAGAAAGGTATCTTTATATCTTCCCGTAGGACTACAGTACCGTGATAACGTTGGTTATGATAACATGGACTTGGGTGCAATGGGTGGTGCGGCAGAAGCTGGATTGAAGAGTGGAGAAGGTGCGATAAGGGGAATGATTGAAGGTGGATTCAAAACACTGACTTCTGGATTGTCGGGTAACGCTAACGCTGATGTTGCAAAACTTGCCACCGTAAAAATAATGAGTAATTTTCCTGATGAGATATCAGGAGCATTCAGGTCTGCAACAGGCGTAACATCAAATCCAAACACTCGTGTATTGTTCAAGTCTGTTACACTCAGAGAGTTTGCATTTGCGTTTAAGTTCTATCCATCCTCTAGAAAAGAAGCTGAGGAAGTAAAAGAAATTATTAAGTTATTCCGAACAGAACTCTATCCCGAAAACATTAACTTAACGGTTGCTGGTAGTTCAATCTCCATTGGTTATAAGTTTCCTAATAAATTTAGAATCGATGTTGAGTATGACGGTCAAGATATCGCAACAAAAATTAAACCTTGCTTTCTTAAAGATATTAGTGTAACATATAACAATACTGCAATGTCTATGCATTCTGATGGTAATTTTCAAGAGATTGAGATGTCGCTGTCCTTCCAAGAAACACGAACACTCAACAGAAAAGATGTTGAAGAGGATGGATTCTAATGACAACAAAATACTTCCGCAATTTTAATACAGTTGCATATAGATTTGGTGACAACGAAAAACCAGTCATGTTTAATGACTTGACCCAATACGTTGACATGATTGATGGTATAAAGGATAACATATCTTTCTATAATCAATACACCATCGTATCGGGTGATAGACCAGACACATTGTCCTATAAGTTATATGGTACAACGGATTACTATTGGACATTCTTTTTGTTAAATGACGATATACGTCAACAAGGATGGCCTGTACTCGCACACGAAATTCTTCCAACTGCTATATCAAAGTATCCGCATAGAACAGTAACCACGAATGATGAGATTGCAACGAACTTTCCTGTAGGAACTACGGTAACTGGTACGACTAGTAATACGGTAGGAACTATTGTCGCAAGACGTTTAGAGTTTGGTCAATTGATTATTGATACTGTAGATGATAACAACTTTGGCCCAACCGAGAGTATTCAGTACCTCAGTCAAGAGGGTGCTTTCTACACCGCACAACTTGTAAAAGAATCTACACAATATGATGCAATCCATCATTATATGGATTCCCAAGGTGTTTACCAAGACCTACCGTTGTTCGACTTTGCAAACCCATCAGCGCTTTGGATACCTGTCACATATAGGGACAGACTCAACATGGCTAACGAAGACTTAAAAGAAATCGTTGTCTTAAGACCCGATGTTATCACTAAGGTCGTTTCCGAGTTCAACAACTTTCATAAACAGGCAACCTAATGGCGTCTAAACCATCACAGTCGCAACAGTTCAAGATAACTGAAGCATCTATTACGGCTGACCGTTTCGGTGGTTTTGCTGCAAACTCATTCGACATTAGAACTTCTGTTGCGGAATTCAATGTCTTCGAAACTCTGGATAAACCCTACCTAACAGGTCAGGTTGTTATACTAGATGACAAAGCATTGTTTGATAAGATTAACTTTCAGGGAACCGAAAGGTTTCGAATAAAGATGTCTTCTGTAGACAATGATTTGGATACAGTATTTGAACGCACCTTTGCCATGACAGGAATCGAACGTTCGGTTAAGTCTAATGACAACGGAAAATCAAGTGTCTATGTATTCACACTATTGGATGAACACGCATTTTTATCTAGTCTGAAGAAGATTAGTAAATCTTTTAATGGAAGGATTGATGAGGTTCTAATTAAGTTGTTGGCTACAGAGATGAATCTTGATATAGACTTGTCATACTTATTTCTACCCAATGGAGTAAGGTCGCTTCCGTTACAAAGTGATATGAAAGGAATCATTCCTAACCTATCACCAATCGAGGCGGTTAACTGGTTGACCAAACGTGCGACTACGGTTACAGGTTCTCCATTCTTTACCTATGCGTCAATGCACGACAACAATCTACGTCTGGGTAATCTGGACTCCATGTTATCACAAAAAGCGTTTAACAAAGAGTTACCATACACATTCAATCCCGCAAACGTATCGAACGCAGAATCACAAACCGAATTTGAAAAGACCTTTACAATTAAGGCAATTAAGACATCAAAGATGGCCAACACACTGAATCTTATTAGACAGGGTGCAGTCGGAGCAACATACCAGAACACAAACTTAAACACTGGACAGGTATTTAAGACTCATCACACTATAAGGAATGTCCTAGATAGACTACAGAGTGATAGTATTATAGGTGCCAATCAGGGTGTGTTTGACCGAGAATTCAAAGTAGACGGTATTAA